CTCGTAGGTGCCGCTTGTAAAGAAACCTTTGTTGCCCTCAAGGCCCATGACGCTGGTGTTGTCGGTGTCGTCTTCCATCAAGATTAACGTGTCATCTTCAGCGAGCATGTCGCCCACAGATGCCGTCTCAACACCAGGCTCAAAGTCCAGCTCTAGTTCGTTTTGAGCTGTATCAACAACAAGATTCGTTTTCGTGCCGGCAAACGATGGATCTTCTGTCTGTGAGCTGACGTTCTCAACGTTGTCTAGATCAGCCTTGGTGAACTCGATATAGGCCGCATCCAAACTTTCGCGGCCACCTGAATCGACGAACTTGATGCTGTACGTTCCGGGCTTGAGATCCTCGTAAGTC